ATAAGAGTCAAGCACCATACCCATGTGATGAATGGGTAATTGCTGCTCCATATAATAATGAAGAAAAATGTGATGTATGTAATTTTTCTGCTATTAATGGACATTCGCTGCTTTGTACTAAAGTGGATGTTGACTGGAAAGAAGAAGGGTATGACGAAAATGGTTTTGATGATAATTTAGAAACCAGAAAAACGTATGTTGATTTCATGAAAAAGGAGAATGAACGTTCACAAGAGGAGCTTGAATATGCGCATACTCTTGAACATTATCGTGGTTTAATTCTGACTAATCAGTTAGATGGTATTTTACCTGAAACGGATGTGAAGATAGATATTGATAATGGAACCGGCGCCGCCGTTGAAAATCATGATACTTGTAACTCTGCGGAAATGCAGAGACAGAAAACGTGGTTCGGTAGGAGTGTGCATCAGATATATAATGCGCATGTTATAGCCAGGGATTATTGGTTTAAGTCTGGTTTATCAGACATTATGGAATATCCTATTGATAAAGGTTTATGTCCTTCAGTTGGTCAAACTGTTGTTGAACCTGAATTTGAAAAAGCATCCGGAGATAAATGGACAGTACCTGTTGGCTACAGGTGGGAATGGTACGATGATAGTAATTATATTACTTCTCGTTGTGTAATGCAGAAAATACGTAATATGGATGGTTTAACCCCTACTGATGATTTACGTCCTGATTCACAGCGTGGTTCGGATTTGGTACATGAGAATCCTAAGTATTCTCACATCCGATATACACGTACACCAGTTCTCCATGTAGGGCATCTCCACTTTCCCTATTGGTTGTATGAGCAGACTGACCTCTATGTTTCAGAGGAGGTAGCCACTCAAATATTAGTATCTGCCAATTCTAATTTCTCGATGGATATGAGTTCTATATTTTTGAGATTGAATCAAGGCGGTAAAGGTCTTTCTAAAGTTAATGAAGACCGTTATTTAGTACTGGGAGCACATTTCCCTAGGAATGATAGTATAATATTTGCAAATAACATTTCAAAATGTTATTATTACAATCGTAGACGTTTAAGAGCGAATGTGGATTTTGTCCGAGCCCCGGACGTTGCAAAACCGTTAGTTATGGTTACAGAAGTTGCGAAGTCAAGTTTTCCTGTGATTGTCCCGATATTAAGGATAATACTTTTCTTAATCTTGTCGTTCGCCCTGATCATGATGTCGTTAGGCCCCCTGTCAGGTCTAGCCTCGGTTGCCACGTTTCTGGGGCTGCCAACCCTCATCCCGACCCTAGTGATTTAGAGACTATGTTGGATGGCGCGAGCAGGCGTTTTGCCCGCCAGCCACCTAAACCGGATCCTGTGAAAATGCAGAGGTTTAAAGAGTTTGTAGCGAAATGGTTAAAGAAACATATGACGCCACTATCCAGTGATGCAGACACGTCCTTTGAGACTTGGATAAGTAATGCACCTTACCCTTTATGGAGGAAAAATGAATTGCGCCGTAAATATGAAGAAAGTGTTGGTTTAGTTACACCTGATAATGTTCATGTTTATGATGATCGTGGTGGGCCTGGTTTTGATCTGAAACAGTGTGAAGCCCATTACGAGCAGTATCGTGTTAATAGATATTGTCGTGTTAATTCCTTCCAGAAAGATGAGACTTACCCAACTTATAAACCTGCTAGGGCCATTAACTCTCGTACGGATGAGTTTAAGGTTTTAGTTGGACCTATTTTTAAACTTATTGAAAAAGAGTTGTTTAAGAAGAAATGGTTTATAAAGAAGATTCCTGTAGATGAGCGGGCTAGTTTCATCAAGGAACATTTATCTCAATTGGGCGCTCATATCATTGGTACAGATTACACAGCTTATGAGTGTGTTTTCACCCGAGAATTTATGGAGTGTTGTGAATTTCAGCTTTATGATTACATGACCCGTGAATTGCCTGATCGTGATTGGTATAATATAGTCACGAAAGTTATGGGTGGAGACAATTTGTGTCAGTTTCGTAACAAGTTTACTTTGAAAGTGGAAGCTACTCGCATGTCTGGAGAGATGTGCACGTCACTAGGTAATTCTTTTGCAAATTTAATGTCATTTTTGTTTATTGCAGAAGAATTGAGGTTGGAGAGTGTGAAGGGTGAAGTTGAAGGGGATGATGGAATATTTACATTTTTCGGACCATTACCCACAACTAAGGACTTCGAATCGATTGGTTTGATAATTAAGATAGATGTTTATGACCAGTTGACAGAAGGATCCTTCTGTGGCATTATCGCAGACGATGATGATATGATAAATGTCACGGACCCCATCACAGCGATGTTAGACTTTGGTTGGACCAGTAGACAATACGTTAATGCAAGTGAGAAGAAGAAGAAAGAACTGTTGAAAGCTAAATCACTTTCCCTTGCATATCAGTATCCTGGATGTCCAATATTGTCGAGTCTGGCGCAGTATGGATTAAGAATGACTCAGAATTCTAAGATCTATATAAAAGATATGTGCGAATATGAAAGAGAAATCTTCACGACTTTGTATCAAAAATATAAGTACGATGTTCCCGTTCGTGAAACAGGGTTTCGTACTAGATTGTTAGTTGAAAAGAGATATGGGATTAGTGTACAAGAACAGATAGAAATTGAAACTTACCTGGACAATAAGGTAGATCTGTCTCCCATAGATAATTTGGCTGTGTTGTCCAATTGTCATCGCGACTCTAAAGATTATTATGATAGGTATGTTTTTGAATATGATCATAATGTTAATGTCGAAACAATTGGTTGTCCAATTAATGATGATTACAGCCATAAGAAATTAAAAATTTTTGACAAATATGAGAAACAGGAAACAAAGAAATCGTCGTGGAGGACGTATAAGAAGAAGGCAGATACAAGTGGTGCCGCAACGAGCGCCACGTAGGAGAAGAAGAGTTCAACGCCCAAGGAATAATCAGATTGGACTGGGTCCTATGATAACGAAAGGACTAGGTTGGTTGGTTAATAAAGGATTGGGTATGCTGATATCTGGATTTGGAGATTATAAAATTGAGAGTAATACATTGATGACAGGAGGGTTAGATCCGCCTACTGTCGTAAATTCGGTTGGTTCGGGTAGTACTATAGTTCGTCATCGTGAGTATTTGATGGACATTAACGCCACAATCGCTTTTACTATTCATACTCTACCCATAAATCCTGGTATCGAAGCTACTTTTCCATGGTTGTCTAATATAGCTGCACATTTTGAACAATATAAATTGCGCGGCTTATTATTTGAGTTTAAGAGTTTATCTTCAGATGCTGTGTTATCGGGTGCGACTAGTTCAGCGTTAGGTAGTGTTGTTATGGCTACTCAATATAATGCATTAAATGCGCCCTTTGAAGACAAATTCACTATGGAGAATTATGAATTCGCTAATTCTTCTAAGCCTTCTATATCTTTTGTTCATCCAATAGAATGTGCAAGGAAAGATACTTCTATTGCTGAACTTTACGTTCGTGCAGCTGCCGCGCCAGGCGGCTCGGATATAAGGTTGTTCGATCTCGGTAACTTTAATATAGCCACCGTTGGTATGCAAGCGTCTAATGGTGTTGCTGGTGAGTTATGGTGCACTTATGAAATTGAATTGTTGAAACCAAAAATTGCTAGTGTGCTAGGTTCTGGTGTTAATGCAGACCACTTTGTTTTAGCGAGTGGTGCTACTAATGCCTTGCCCTTTATTGGGAATGAAGAAGGTGATAACAATACGTTAGGTGGTCAGTTAGGGACAGTTACATATGCTTTTCCTCCCACGCTATCGAATGGTTGTTATTTGATATTCTTTACAAACTTTGGAACAGCGACTACATTGACTGCTCCAACTGTTACATTGACTAATTGTGTCGTTCATAATATATTGGCTAGTGGTTCTAATGCTATTTCCAATACAGGTACAATTGCAGCGAATTTTATATCTGTTATGTTCATAGATATTACGGCTGCAAATGCCACTTTGGCTTATGC